ACCTTTAACTCCGAAATTTCTATAAGGGTCATCGGCATACCCCACAATCATTTTATTCTTATATTCAAAAGGTTCTTTACCAATCATACCTCTATAGTCCGCAAAATCTTCTGTTGACATTCCTACTTCTTCGTCTTCATCGGACAAAAGTATGATTTGTGTTGGCATAGTCGCAATATTATCGTCCCAATCAAAAGCATAATACTTTAAATCGGGATTACCCTCAGGGTCAAACCCTTCTTGTAATTTTTTTTCGTGATAAAATTCTCTAATAACCTTCTTTAAACTCATTTTCTACTTAGTTTTTTTTATTAATTTTTACCATTAGTCTTTCTAGTTGTGACTCAGATATTACAATATTCTGAGGTTTTTTAGAAAAAGACTTTTTTCCGTCAGACTTTACGTTTAACGACTCGTTAAGTGTTTTTTTCTTGAATTCCATTTTATTTTTGTTTAAACGTTTAATTGGCTAAGAGGAGGGAATTAACCCTCCTCCTTAATATAAATATAGTTAGTTATTAAATATCTTCAAAAGATGCTCCTGTAGGAGTAATCAAGAATTCAATATCTATAAATTCAAGTGCTCTTGTTGGTTTCAAGTAAATTTTACCTGTTAACGTATTAGAGTCTAAATCTTCAGGTGTGTTTGAAACTGTAACTCTAAAGTCAATCAAACCTCTGTCTCTTCTAATACTATCTAAGATAGGATTAACTGAGTCTAAGAACTCTTGTCTAACTTGTTCATCGTTTTGTTCGAATAATAATCTTACTGCTACCGCCGAAATTAACTTACGTGCTTGTAGTAATAATCTTCTAACATTTATTCTATCAAGTGCAGATTCTTTAATCTGTAAAGTTTTGTTACCCCAAATAACTGTACCGACATCAGAGAAGGTTGCAATTGGGTTTAATCTACCTTGATAAAGTGTGTCTCTATCTTCTTGTGTTAGTTTTTTACGTGCTTTAACAGAATTAACTAAACCTCTTGTATAACCCGCCGATGCGAACCATGGGAAAGCGATGTTATCTGTTAATGCTAAGTTTCTAACAACCTCACCTGTTGGTGGAAGATAAATCTGTGTATTATTAACTGTATCTCTCGTAAGAATCCACGGGTAATAAGTTGCAGTATAGTTAGAGTCAATTCCTGTGTCCTCTAAATTATCTACCGCCTCTTCAGGATAAATGAAGTCCGTATCGAAATTTCCTAAAGAAGGTGTAAACATTTGATAATCAGGTGTGGTACAGATGTAGACTGAATCCGCTCTGTCTTGTTCTACCATATCAATTGCTGACTCAACAAGGTTAGAATTATTAACATAATCAATACCTGGTGTTGTGAATACATTTATATTAACCGCTTCAGGGTTATTAAATGTATATTGACCCCATAGGTATGCGTAATAATCAGTGTTAGCCCAAGTTAATTTATCTGGACCGACAATTTGTTTAAACGCTCCCCATCCTGTTGCCGTTGGATAAGTTATGGAAGGTGCTGCACCTGCTCTAAAACCTGCCGCTCCTAATTGGTATCTGTCACCATTAGTTCTATATTCTCTATAGATATCCCACCCATCAAAACCTCCTGATGGTACTACAGTGAACTTACGTGCATTTAATCTATAATACGGGTTACTCTCGTTCTGAGGTTCTCCGTCAAAACTCGCATCACCAACTTCAAAAGCCGTTTCACCTGAAGTAACATAATTAGATGAAATTGTTATTACAGTCGCTCCTGAATCCATATGGTAACCTTTAGTTAGGTAAGACCATGGTTGAGAATCAGTTGCGGTAGCCAAATTAGTAGGGTTTTGTTTTCCTTTATATGATAAGAAATCCGCGTCGATACCAGCAGTGTTGGAAACACCTAAGTATGTTCTTCTTACTCTATCACCTGAACTTCTTGTTTCATTGTCCGTACCTGAAGCCGCACCAAATGGTGGGTTCCAAATAACTTCACCTGGTGTGTCGTATTTTGTTTTATATTCTAAAAATGGTGATTTAACTCCTGAATACTGTCTAGTTTGATATCCTCTAAACCCACAAGGTAGTGAATCCATAGGTGCGTCTTCATTCATTTCTAACATTATGAATCTTGACCTTAATTCAAATTCACCATTGGATGTACCAATTTTCTTAGCTACAAAACTATTTTGGTTGATATCCATTGTACAGTTAGTAAATTTCTCTAAAACTACAGGATTTGCATCTGTATCGAAGAAATCACGTACTACAACATCAAAAGTTCCATTATTAAATGAGATATTCATAATTGAAACTTTTACTTCTCTGTTTGCACTGTTACCATCAGATATTGTTATAACTTTAAACATATCGTAAACTTGGTTACCTCTTAGTTCAGAAACAAAATATGGTGTTTCAGGTGTTTGATATTGTTCTAAATACCAACCAATACTTGTGTTAGTCCCTAAATCTTGTCTCGCACTTGGTAAATCAGTTAGTGTACAATTCAAACCACGAACACGACCTAATCTATAACCTGTATTTAATAAGTTATAATATTCTTCTTCTACGAATAAAGGTACTTCGGATTTTGGTTTCGCAAAATTTGATTTACCGAATACTTTTGATAAGTAATTTGAATTAGATACATTAAATGATGTTTGGAAGAAGAAGTTATCTCCATCCGCAGTTGTTGCTGAAAGTCCAAATGTGGAGAAAGGGTTAGTATTAACGTCCGAGTAATTTCCCGTACAATCCATACTAACATCGGTTAATCCTGACACTTCATATACTGGACCATCATCAGTAGTGTATGTATCAATACCTCGTGAACGTAAAGTCGCCACTACAACATCATGATAATCATTATAAGGTGTACCTGTATAATTAGTTACGTAAACTTCAGCGGTTCCTTGATATTCCAAACCAACCGTATTTACTAATGTGGTTACACCAAAACCGAAACCTGTACCATTATAAACGCTATTAGATTCTGTAAATAATGCGTAATACCATGGGTCGTTTACTGAGTCAGTTAAATCCATTGATTCAAACTGTACATTTTCAACACCTAAAACATTTACATTACTTACGTAATTAGGTGTACTAGTTACCCCTGTAATATTATCGTATGTGGTCGAATCAACCGCTCCCCAAAAATAGGAAGTTTGTCCTGAATTTGCATTGTTTACAATCTCAGAATAGAAATAACCTTCCATATCTGATTGTAAAGTTGATACTCCTCCCGTATATGTTGTATATGAATCTGTTATCACACCTTGAATTGAAGCGGGTAGACCACCATAATTGGTGATAGCCACACTTGCGGGTGTTCCTGAAACTCCGGAGAATGAGACTGTAAATGGTCCAGTTTGTCCTGTTGCGGTTGTTCCTGAACTATCTAAGTTACCGATAGTTGTTATTGACCATGAAGGTCCTGCGTCATACCCCGATAATCCAAGTACCCTTGTTACAAACAATTGATTTGATTGTTGTAGATAAGACTTAGCTATGTAAGCCGCCTCATACTTAGGTATCTGAGTATTTACAAATTTAGTTGGATTTGTACCACCAAAATAGGATTGGAACTCATCGTAATTAGTAATGAAAATCGGCTCGAATGCTGGTCCCGAAATTGTTTCACCTACTAACCCAAGAGTTGTTACTCCTACACTTTGTGCTACAAAACTTAAATCTCTTTCTGATGTATAAACACCCGGAGATACGAATACTTTGTTAGATGTCGCCATTGTGTAATTTTTTTCTTAAGTTTTTATTTATAGATAAATATTAGTAAAAAGATGAAAAAACTATTAGTGAAAGACTATATTTATAAAGAGTAGGAAAAAATTCTACCTTTTTTCTACTTTTTAAAAAAACATGGATGAGTAAAATAAAAAACATAAAAATTTCACCTGAGTCACATAAGACTTTAAAACTATACTGTGAAAAACACGGTTTAAAGATTTATAAATTCTTAGAAAAGTTAATTGAGGATAATTGTAAAGAAGTTAGAGATATCTACGGAGAATAACTATAAAAGTCTCGCTTTAGATTTTAATATTGACTGCTTAGTGATATCGGTTTTAACAACATCAATTTTGATTACATCGTTAGTGGATACTTTTATCGTTGTTATATCATCACCGATATAGTTACCATTAATATAGACAGAATAACTATCTACATTAGACGATTCTAATATTGTTAAGTCAATTTCATATCTGTAAGTTTCAGTTAAAGATTCTAAACCACTAACAAAAATAATATCTAATTCAAAATCACTTGGGTTTGAAGGTAATTTCTCGACTCTTTTACCCGTATTAAGTAAATCAACCTCAAATATAGTTGCGGTTCTAGATATGGCGGGAGACACTTCAAACTCTTCCTCATCTAACAAGAATCCCATCATTAAGAATTCGTAGTTTTGTACGTAGTATTTTCTTTTCTCAAGTTCTAAAACAGATTCGTCAGATGAGCTATTTAATATCATTGGTATATAGTGACCCTTTATTTCTGTATACGCCTGTCTAGATGAAAATTTCTGTAATACCTTTTTATTAAAGTCATTTAACTCTCTCATTCTATTACAGAATATTTTTACATTGTAAGTAATATCAACAGGAACGGGTTGAGGTATTTTATATATATCCATTCCTTTTCTTTGTCCGTCCCACGTTGGTACTTTAGCATAATAAAATTGTCTTCTATTTGGTATTGTATATTGTAATGACGGATTTGTCCCAAACTTAACATCGGGATTTCTAACCGTGGCAACAAAAGGGGGTTTAATATTTTTATCTAAATCCTGAAAATTCCAAGTCTCAGTAAACTGAGCCCAATTTTGTGTGGTTATAATTAAATCTATATTTTTTATATTCTTTCCGTTTACTGAAATACCTAATTCATCTCTAACAAAATCTAACATACCCCTATCTAAATCTGCGTGTAAAATAGATTTTGGTAAATAAGTGCCGTCTTCTTGAATTTGTTCAAGCAGTTCCTCTCTTCTCTGATGTAAAATTTTATCAGGAGTTAAAGGTAAATATTTTTTTACATTTTTAGGTAGTCCCATTATTTTACAGTTTCACTTATAAAAAATACTTTATTTTTAGAATTAATCATTTCAACCTCATTAGCATTATAAATTGGTTCCTCACCATCTTTTCTAACGAATGAGTCATACTTATACGGATTATACGTTATCACATTTTCATTTGGCTCATCAGGTAAGTTTTCACATGGAAACGTACAAAAGTCCATTAAAGTTCCAATCACAAATGCGTGTACATTTTTTCTCATTTCATCCCTTACTTTTTCTTTACCACCTTGTCGTACTCTAAATTCAACATCTTTTAATTTAACATAATCGGCGTACATTACAATTTTATTTTTATATGATACGGAAAATGTATGTTTATGTAAGTTATAGTATACCATAACTTTTTTACCGATATAATTAACTTCTTGATTATCGTTACCACATTTATGACATATATACGGGTCGTGACCACCGTCACTTAAATCCCAAGACCACCCACAATCGTCACACACAACTTTTTCACCTTCAATACCTTCACACATATGTGACATACGAGTTTTAATAAAATTTATTTCTTTTAGTAATTTTTTCATATTCCTCTAAATTCCCCGTCATTAACAGGTGCCGCAATTATACTTCGGTAAAATGGTTTATATCCACCATAAGTATGTTTATTGTCGCTAACAACACGACCATCATTAACAACAGAGTAATACCTTACTCGGTCCTCAGTTTCATAATAACCTAAATAATCACCATAATCGATGTCGATGTTTAACTCGTCTAACGCATCTTGGTAAACACCGACTTTTAAATTACCTGGCTCTAATTGTGATAAATTAGCGTTAGAGTAGTTCTGGTTTTCGGGAGTCTCGATAGTAACATAACCTTTAAATTCAACAGGAGGTAAAAACTGTATACCGTCCTCTAAAGATTCTCCGTATACATCATCGGTTTTAGTTTTTTGTCTATCGACTTTATATAGAACAACGGTGAAATGCATATCACCTTCAAGCCATTCACGACCCATATTTTGTTCCAACCCAAAATCCTCGGAACCGAAAAACTTCTCTAAACGTGTTATTGGTATCTTTCTATTACTCATATATTGATAAATAGTTAGTTTATAGTTATATTATAAATATTAGATTATGGAAAGTAATAAAGAT